AATAGCAGCTTCTGAACCTTTTATACCAGATTGTGTAGTTGCAGCATCAACATAACCAGTTGTGCTTCCACCTTCTAATGCAGCTATTCTATCTACTTCTGCATCATCTCTTGCTAATGCAACTAATTGATATTGACCTTTATAAGTTACTCGTAAAGAATCAGAACTTCCTATTGCAGTATCTGTAAACTCTTGTACTAACTCTGTTGAACCTAAAGACATATACCAATGCTTACCAGTATCTATACCACGAATACCTACATCTTGTGCTACATATCCAGAACCAGTATTAAGTTCAACTGTTGGTATTTCATTAAATGGATAACCAACATTAAAAGTTTGCCTTGTACCATCTCCTATAAAAAACTCTTCTTGTGTATCAGTAACGTTTTTAACATTTGTAACAAATTGACTGTTACGATATTTAAAGTTTGCTTTATCAAAAAATGGCATAGGATTTGTTAATACATCTGCATCACGAACTGTAAATGGTGCATCGTTAGAAGTACGCTCATAAAAATGTAATGCTTTATTTTCATCAACGTACCATACTGCGTTTGTGTATTCAGATAAAGTTCTCAACGCTCTATCTCCATTAACATAGTTAAAAACCATCTGGTCAACTACTGCCAATTCATCTATTGTTCCAGCAGTAATACCTTCAGCACTAAATACATTACTAATTAAATCTCTTACAATATCTCCAGCAGTAGAGTTTGTATATCCACGTGCAACAATTCTTTTGTCTATAAAGAAGTGATTATCTGCACATTGTAGTTTCCAGATTCTTTGTGTTGGACTGATAAGCTGCGCTACTGGTTTAATAATTACACCTTTAAACGCTATATCTCCATTAGTATCTGTAACTTGAACTGATTGGAAGGATTCAAAATCGTAAAAAGAACCACCATCTTTATCATCAAAAATATGTATGATTGCACTTGACCTACGTTCTGCGTTGTCATCAATAGTTAATTTGTTTTCTAACGCATTGTAATTAGTGCCACCGATTGTAACTACAACACTCATTAAATTACTCTAAATCGATTGTTGACTTGTAATCTATCGTTAATTTCATCCATGTTTCTTTTAGCTCTTGCTTCAGCATCTAACGATGAATCTATGTATATTTCATTTTTTACTGTTGGTGCAAGGAATTGAGTAACCGCAGAACTTCTTAATGCTGCTTGGTCTGCTAAATCTAACATAGGTAATAAGTTCTTTGCAGTATCAGATAAAGCTGCATTTTCTATTGAAGTTAAATTAATACCATTTACATTTGCCACACCACTACTTAAATTTGCGCCACCTAATGCCAATACTTTACTTTCTGGTTTTGATGGTTCTGGATTAGCTCTATTACCAGCGCCAGAAGAAGAATCATCGTTGTTGCCTAAATTCTTTCTATCTTCAGCTAACAACTGTGAACGAAAAGCATCTGATTCACTATATGAACCAAATCTATCAAAAGCAGATAAGTCTAATCCCATCGCACTAAATAAAGCATTTATTTCAGAATTGTTTAATCCCATAACTCTTTTAAGTGTTGACCTTGCTTCATCCATTACCCCTCTATCTTGTGCGGTAAGTAGTGCAGCTTCCATGCTTAACTTAGCTTCTGTAAGTTCTAATCTTTCTGCATCTGTATCTATAGCAGCTTCGCTTGTTGCAACTCTTTGTGTTGCTATTTCAGAATCTAATTTTTTCATTTGTTCTGATGCCTGCATATAAGCACGTGTTGACATAGTGGAGTTAGTTATTGCATCTGCTAAATTCTGTTGTACGTTAGCAAGTTCTATAGTTACATCTTTAGAAGTTGCTTGTCTGTTTTTAAGTTCAGTAAGTCTTAGTTGTTGTTGTTTAATATTAAGTTCATCTCGTGCATCAGCTTCTTCGCCTTTTTCATCTCTGCTTGCAATAGCATCAGCTAAATCTAATTCAGCAGAAGCGATTTCTAATTTAAGGTCTAATCCATTTTGTTGTTGTTTTAATAAAGCTTCTTCTTCTTTTTTAAGTTTTGATATTTGCGCTAGTTCTAACGCAGTCTGAACTTCGCCTTTACCAGCTTCTTCGTTTATAATCTTTTGTAATTCAGCACGCTTTGCATAAAGTTTATTTAATTTTTCTTGTTCAGCAGCTTGTCTGCCTTCAATTTCCATAACGTTTTGAATAGCATTTACTAAACCTAACATCGCAGCAATACTTTCGTTAGCTATTGCGTTAGCGTTTAATCTCTTTTGTGTATTCTCATCTAATTCGATTGAGTTCTTTTGTAACGCATCGGAGTTCTCTTCTGTAGAATCTGTAAATCCTTCTGTACCACCAGTAGCAGCGCCAGTTGCGTGTTCATAAGAGTACATTTTATAAATGTTTGAACTAAGCTCTCCTTCTAAAGCTCTAATTTCTTCAGTAACTCTTTCTATGCTACTTTCTAATTGATATGATTGATAACTTGCTGCTTTTTGTGCTTCTAAACTTTCTAACTGTGCTTTTTTAGCAGCAATAGTATCTCTTATTTCATCTTGTTTAGCTCTACTAAATCCAAAAGCTGCTTGTGTCATATCATCGTAAACTTTTTGTTGTTCAATTCCTAAATCTTTACCTTCTTGTAAAGCTATGTTGTAAGCTTCTTGTGGGTCAACTCCAGCTGCGATTGCTTCATTTAATCTAAAAAGTATACCTTCAGCACTTTTAGCAGAACGTAGATAATCTTCTTGTGCGCCAGTCAATATACCAAATGCGTTCATAACAAATTCTGCTGCGCTAGCTAATGCTTCTAATAATGGTATAAGTGTTACATCCAGAATTGCGATTATACTTTTTAGTGATAATGATAATGAGTTAGCAAATACGTTAGCCAGTAATTGAACTATAGGTGCAAGTGCTTCAATAATATCATTGAGTGGTCTTACCGCTGGCATAACTGCTTGCAAAATTACTGATACTAAGTCAGCTAGTGAACCCATTACTGTTTTAAATGCTGGCATTAAAGCTCTTACTGTTGGTATTAGTTCTGAAAATAATGGAAGTAAGTTAGCGCCAACTTCTGTCTTAGCTTCTTTAAACTCTGCACGTAACATACGCATTTGGTTTGCAGCGCCAGCAGCTTCTCGACCTAACTGACCTTTAATATGACCCATCTTCTCTTCAATAAGAATTAAGGATGCGGAAGCTTTTTCTTGGTCTGTTAATAATCCTACTGATGCTTTACCAGTTAGGTTCATCGCTCTTTGTTCGATTTCAGTTTGTCGAAGTACGATACCCATTGATTTAAGCATTTCACGCTCTCCTGTTAATGCTTTGGTTATTGCCTGTGCTGGAACTACTGCGCCTTCTTGAATATTCATAAATGCTGCAAGGTCGCCAGATAAACTTAAAATGTTTGTGGACATATCAGCAGCAGCATCTGAAGTGAAGCCCATACCTTGAATAATAGAACCAGTTACCGCCATCTGTTGTTGCATCTCTGCTCTTGTCATACCAAAAGCATGTGCCATCTGATTTACGTAACGTGTAACTTCTTGTGTTGCGCCACCAAAAGTAATTTCAAAAGCAGCTGCGGATTCTTGCGCTTCTAATGCAAGATTAGCCATCTCCATAGTTACATCAGCTACTGCTTTACCTACTGCAACAACTGCTGCTACTTTAAAAGCTCTACCTATAGTTTTACCAAATTTGTTTACTGAACTTGTGCCACCATCTAATTCTTTTTTTGTTTTCTTAGCTTCATCGCCAGTTTTATCGATAGCTTTAGTTGCTTTGTCGAAAGATTGTTTTGCTTCATCTCCGAAGTCATCAGCGGATGCAGCAGCTTTTTCTAAATTCTTTTTAGCTTCTTTTAATGCAGCTTCAAAATTCCTATCATCAACTGTAAGTATTGCGTTAAGTTCGCCAACTGTTAAAGCCATTAATTAATCCCCAAACTGTTGTTTAAGAAATCTATCCAGTTGCTTACTTGATGTAATTTCTGTCTGTCCACTTTGTACTTTCTGTTGTTCATATTTATGCAATTCTACTGTTACGCTTGCGCTGCTTAAACAATTATATAACAAAATGAACCTGCGCCATGACATGCCAGCTTTTAATTCTGACATTAAGTCTATTCGGTATTCTCTTTGAAAATCAGCTTCTATAGATGTCCAGTTACTAAAGAACTTTTTTACTTGTCCTTGTCGGATGTGCTTTTCTGCTGCGCTTTCACTTTTGGGTCAACACCACCGCCTACTAATCCATACCTTTCAAGAATATCTTGAAGTACATCATTTAATTGTGGTAATGTCATCCCTTTGTTAAGCCAGTCATCTATTACTTGTTTGCTAAATAAAGCGTTTAATAATCCGCCTATATCGTTAGCATTAAGTTGTTCATCTGCGCCTTTACCTGCCGAAATTTTAGTAATTTCCAACATGAACGCAGCAGAAATAGTTGCTGGTATCTCATAGGTAACACCAAATATTTTATATTTGATTGGTTCTTCTTGCTTCTCTGCCCATGCAGCATCGAAGTCTTTAAACTCGCCACTCATTGTTACTACCTAACTACTAGATGTCAGTATATGTTACTGCGCCAGTTGCTCTGATAGTAGCACTCCATGTCATAACGTTATTGACATCTCCAGCAAGTGTGAATACACATGTGCCAGAAAATTCAATAGTTGAACCACCATCTGTTGTTAACTTGAAATCGATTGCAGCATCTGCTTTACCATTATCATAAAGAATTTC